AGAAACCTTAGGTTCCACGTGGAACGGATAAGGAAAAGAAGTCGTCGCAATAGCAACCTCACCGGCCTCTATCGCGTCAATTGCATCCGCAAGAATAAATAAGTTTCTGGTCTGGCCAAGGTAGTCATCAATAACAGGATCTGACCAGCTTTCCAGCTCCCGCAACTCGGCGGCATTGAAAAAGTAGGTCTCCAGCAGTGAGCGAGTGCTAGCCACTGGTTATGAATCCACGAGCAAAGGCCATACGGGACCGTGAAACACCCCTGAGCTTGATTGCTGCCCAATCAGACACATGACCAAGGGCGCGCAAGATAAAGCGTTGCCCGTACTCTGAAGGCCCGCCATACTGCATAGTAACCTCCATGCCATGGTGCACGCCGTCATAGGTCATCGAGAGAAAGACAGTCGCGTCATCAGTGGCCGTGAATCCTGGAACCGTCTCAACCTCAAACTCATCAACCGATTGGCCGTTTAGGTAAAAGAATGGCGTGAACAGCACCCATTCGGCCATTGATCCGTAATGAGTCGATAAGGTTTCGTCAAGGATCGCCAGTTTACCCTCAACCTTGTCGCCAAATACCCATTTCCCGATACGCGGCTCGAATACCCCATGCTTGGCCCGCCATTCGGTTCCATCCTCCGGCCTGATATACGAAGTCAGAACAGACCATGCTTTCTCGACACCAATCTTTTGAGCGGCCTTTTCGTTGAAAATAAGTGTGTAATCAGGGAGATGCACGATCAGAAACGAATAATCGTCTTCGGAATATGCCTCCACTACGCATGTCGACAGTCTGGATTCGTCATACAGGCCGATGATTTTGTCTACTTCCCTGCTTGAGATCTTTGCCGATGATCCAATCCCGAGAGCATAAACGCCGACCGCCGTCTCCTTCTTGCCGCCCATGATGTACCATTTATCATTCAGTTCTGCCTTGGCATGAGTTCCAACGATTCCGATCTTTAGTGCTCGACTCTCAATTCGAGTGAAAGCAAAGTTCTCTGAAGCGGCATCCACAAAGTATTCCGTCGTGTACCGATTGAATGCTATCGCCTTGTTATCCTGGGTTTTGCCGATACCAAGCGTGGGATCAGGAGAAAACTCAGAAGTCGCAAACTTGAGCGGATCAATTGCGGTTTCGTCCGTAATATCTGTGTGAAACAAAAAATCTCCATCGGTCATGAAGTAATAACCGTTGATCCACACGCCATCGATAGGATTGCCAAGATCGGGATCAGTCACTTCGACAAATCCTGATCCTGTGTTATACAAGTACATTCGGCCAAGCGCGATAATAGCTTGTGTGTTGAACGAGTACGGTAATGATACTGTATCGGCGCCAAAGACTGTCCCGAGAGTCGTTACGTTGCCGTTTTCGTCGATCTCTTGGAGTGATTCCCCGGACACCCGGAAGTGTTTTGATTGCCGTTCGTTGTAGATGCCGCCTCGAGTGACCCCGGCAACGGTCGCGAACTCATCAAGGCCTGGCCACTGTAGCATGTACCCAGATGCCCCAAGAATCGGTTTGAGTACTGCGGTCATGTTGATAGGTAGCGCGTCTCGAAAGTCAGTCTCATCGCCCTTTGCATCACCCTGGATGAAATTTACCGGTTGAGACATCAGGAAACCTCAATCAGCTGGAAGTTAATCACCCGTGTTTCAATCCTGCCAAGCGAGGTAGTAGCCACGATAACAATCTTTTGGTACTCACCATCGGTTCCCATAGCATCGGCTCGCACGCGGTAATTCACGTCCGGGCTGGCAAGGGAATCAGAGAGCACAGTCAATCCGGTTTCGGCGGTCAACGTATAGCTGGAAACTGTTTCACCGGCCATCAGGTATGAATCAAAGTGCTCAATGAAATCCTGAACATTGCCGATTGCCATCTTGTTGAGTTGCGGTCCGCTCTTTGGCCGCTCTTCAACGGTATAGAATCGATGGAAGTTATTGAATCTCCTGGCATTTCCAGAACCAAGCGGCATCCTGGACGATCGCTTAGACTCCCTGACTTCATTTGTTGCCGCCTTCATAGCTGAAAGCGATTGATTTGCTTCAGCCTTCAGGTCTGGATGAACTGGTTTGTTGAAATCAGGGGCAAGCCGGACGGCCAGATTGGTTTCCAGTGCGTCCCGGTAGATCAGGGATATCCTCGAAGTTGTATCCGATATCCACTCGAAACTGAGCAACCATGCCTTCCAGCCTATCCAGGGCTTTCTCAATCTCTGACCCGGTTGGTTGGACAGTCTGACCGCTCACTCTAATCCTTGAGTAAGCCTGATTGATGATGTCAATCTTTTTGATCATTGAGAACGGCCTTCAGAGTTGAAATCCGCGCGGTTTCCCAGTTCTCAATCCCAGCGGCTTTGGCAACTGCCCGGATCTCGTCGTTCGTTGCATCCTCTGGAATCGATAGCGCCGGCTGTTCGGACTGCTCTGGCTCTTGCTTTGGTTTAGCTGGATCATCATAAGACCAACCGCTATCCAGATGATTGCGAACCTGTCCAAGCTCAACCCGCGCAACCTCTCCATCTTTGTTGTATACGCCGGGACCACCACAAGGCAGTCCCGGACGGTAGGTCAGTTAATTAGAAGCTGATTGCAACGCCAGCCGCTTGAGGATTGGCCATGGTTACACCCCACCAAGCGAAGATCCTGAAGCGGAATGTCATCTGATCGATGTTGCCGTCATAAACCATGTAGAAGGTTAGGCCGTTTTCCATGGTATCCTGGATAACCTTCATGCCGTCGAACTGTGCGAACAGATCAGCCGGAATGGTGCCACCAGTAACCCTGACAGCATCCTTATCCCAAAACAAGTTGGTCTTTGCACTGGCGTCGATATTCAGACGATTGACAGTTGCTGTGTTCAAGATGCGAGTATTGACATTGGCATAGGCCAATTCGGAAGCGGTCAATGCAGGATCATCGGCAGCAATCGGCTTAGGGTAGATCTGAATGGTGGTTGCATCAGGCTTGCCGACAATGGTCGCGGTAAACGGCTGGCCGGTCAGGGTTTTATCGGCAAGGCCAATCGCCTCGACAGGAGTGCCACCGTTGGCAAACTGAACCTTATCACCCACATTGTAAGCAGCAGAAGCGGCTACAGGGATAGCGGCCAGACGGTAGTCGTTGTTCTGCACAATGCCGGTTGCCAGGGTGACAGTGCCAGGCTCAGGAGCAAAAGACTGATCGCCGGTAACGGTCGTAGCCGGATCAGCGCCACCGGCCAAGGAAGGCAGGAAGGAGCCGGTATACACGTCGAATTCAGCGACATTGCCACCGATCTGACCTTTTGCCCATGCCTCAGACTCAGGGCGCCCCTGCAAGGTCTGGCGTGCCGACAGATCGCTTGCGAACTTCAGGGTTGAACGATCATTCAAAACAAAGCAGCGCCCCATATCGGACAGCTGGCGTTCATTTAGGATTGCCTGACCTGGACCGATGAAGTCGTAACCATTTGTTACATTGGTTCGATAGAACTGGCTACCCTGAAGCGCCACAACATCGGCGATGGCTTTATTCAGTTCGGTCGCTTGTCTCTTGCCAGACTCAGCGCCACGACGTTCCCAGAACTGCGGGTCGCGCAGGTCATCGGCGCGAACCTTAACGAAATCATTGGAAGGATCACCCAGCACGATCGGGAACGCCTCTTCAATGATGTCGCCTTCCTGCCCGGTCAGATCCCAGCCAGTGATAATCTGCGCGTGCTGCTGCACAACTTCCCAATACACATTGTTGGAAACCTGCATTTTCTTTGGATCAGGCTCCCGGAAGTCACACAGCGGGAGCAGCTGGGTCTGATGTGAGTAATGCTCGAGGGCATTTTCAAACATCACATAAGCAATTTTTGCGGTATTACTGGCCATTACGTTTACCTCTTACCAATCGGAAATATTGATCCCCTTGGCTCTGGCCTGTCTGCGAAGACTAAACGCTTTCTGGTTATCTCCAGCCTTGTCGGCCTTTCGATATTGATCCCTTAAACGTCGATCTGATTCAGTTGTCACTGTATCGCCTCGCACAACAGGAGCAGGCTCAGGGGCGCTACTCTGTCTCTTTGCTTGACCTTTGGCTTTCTCCATCTGTGCACCAAGATAAGCGCTCATCGTAATCCCTGTAGGATCATCGGCGAGTAGTTCCTTCATTTTCGCCTGCTCTTCCCGGTTACGTCCGATATAAAAAACGACTTTCTCTGAACCCTCTCCAAGCTTTGACATTCTCGCTATCATGTTCTCGGCAAACATATCGCCTCGACCCTGATAAACGTCTTCAAAGACCTGCCTAAAGTTGTGATCAGCCACCTGATATACCTCCGGCGCTATCTTGTGCTTTTCAGCTAGTGTTGCCACGGTCAACAAATTCGCGTTGCTGCCGTTGCTGTGCCTCTTCCTGGCCCTGCTGTGCCTGCCGCTGGATCAATGCCCGCGTTTGACTCATGTGCCATTGAGATACAGCCTCTTGATATTTATCGTCATCATCATAATCAGCCAGTCTAGGCATTCCAGATTCTTTTCCAGCTGATTGAGCTGGTGTTTGTGTTGGCTGTTGACTCTGAGATTCGGCAAGTTGCTGTTTTAGCTTGGCAATTTCCTCGTCTTTGTCGCCCAGTTTCTCTTTCAGTTTGTGGCGAAATTTCGCGTGCGCCTTAACTGAAATGGTTTTAGGAGCATCATTTTCGGCGTTGCCCTGTTCATCGCCTTTCATCCAGGCTTCAGATTCTTCTGCTTCGGTTGCGCCTTCCGGTTTCTCTTTGGTTTCGTCTTCAGTAGCCGTCAACTCTTCAGTTTCAGCGGTAGATTCACTGTCTTCAGTAGTTATCGCGTCTTTCGCTTCGTCTTCGGCAATCTCAGCCTTTAATTCTTCCAGGGTTTGTATTTCCAATTTATTCACCGTTAATTGTGGAACGTAATGGCCTTGCTTTACCTTGCAAGTTAAGGATTGCGTGTTTCCCTCGCGCCCGAGTACCTTCAATGATAGTAGAACCTATTAAACGATTCAATAATATCGGGTTTTTCTATGAAGGATTATCTTGTCTCGACCTTGTATTCTACTAATTATTGTATATACTTTAATTAACGGTCAATCAAACACACACACAGAGGAAAAAAGATGAAGCAAAGAAACCCAATGAATATGGTAACCGGCGAACTTATTAGAAAAGCCTCATACGCTCTCGATAATCTGGAAAATATGGGTATGGATACTGTTCACCCATACCAAGTAAATACAATTCCTGTGACTCAGCTGAGAGTTTTAGAAAATCTAGATATTATCCGACTTATTGAAATTGACGATCAGGTTTTTGCTATTCGTTGTTAATCATCTAAGGCCCAAGGACGGGCCAACCAACAAAGGAGAAATGAATGAGTATTTACAACGTACAGCCAGTTGAACGATTCGCCAGCAAAGAAGGAAAGGTTATTTATGGCTTTGATCACACAAAGAATACAATGTCTGTGTGGACAGTCGGCATTAAAGGCTCTGTTACAGTGCCAATGAGTAAATATTCATCTATTGAGATGACAATGCGCTTATTGACAGAAGATTCTATAGAGTCAATTTAATGAAAGGCGGAAAAAGAAAGGGAGCAGGACGCCCCAAGCTACCACCAGGCGTACGAAAGATACCAATTAACGTACGCCTACCAAGAGAACTGGTCGAATGGTTGCGCGAACAACCAAAAAGCCAATCTCAATTAATCACAGAAGCGCTTAATCTGAAGCGCGGTAATCAATAGGAAAAATCATGGCAACTTATTATTTCGGAAATGATGGAACTAAAACTTGTATTGTTTTGATTATTGTCTATACTTAATTCAATGGTTAAGGAAATACACATAGAGGAAAACACTATGAGCATGAAGATTGAAATTGATTTTTCTAACGAAGAAGCGATTATTAATTCGGCTGTTTCTATACTTAATGCTAGAGAAGAAATACACGAAGCTCTTAGCTGGATTGATGACAGTGCAGAGGCCGCGCCTCTTGAGAGGCTTAGTCGGTCATTGCATAAGCTGTATTGTGGACTCGCCGAAGAATTTGGCGGGCATGATTATTTTAACCACTCGATTGATAGTGAAGACGGCGAATATCATATCTCAAAAATCGCATGAAAGGAGGCAAGCGAAAGGGGGCAGGACGCCCCAAGCTACCACCAGGCGTTCAAAAAATACCAATCAGCGTGCGCTTACCTTGGAATTATTGGACATTACGCTTCGTTACTTTATTCTTATTAATTCATCTGTTTCTGGTGTAACTAAAATCTTGCCAAGGTCTCCATAGTCTTCGTCTCTTATGCCAGAAAAATCGACTATGACACCATCAGGATTATCTCTTAATGATCTAGCAAGGTATGCATCCATATCAGCCGCCGAATACGCATCGCCAGCATAATAATCATCAATCATGCTCTGAAATGAATCATATCCACTTTCCTTTGCCCATTGATTCATCTCTTCTTTAGTGTCTATTGTTGGATAATCTTTTTTACTTTCGAATTCCAATATTTCATCTCCATACGCAGAAGCATGTCCTTCTTTATCAGTAAGATAAACAGCATCTGGAAGACCAATTGAACTGCCTCTCTCGGTAGCTCCTGTCCTGAATCTTTCAGGATCAAATTTATCAAATATTTCATCCGTTCCATGAAACCACTTTGTTGCACCAACAACACCAGGAAGCCACCCCATAGCCTCTTGAATAGCTGGCGCATTAGGATCAATCTCTCCTTTCTGGGTGTTTTTTATCATCCCGGCATATTCAGAAATAGAGCGCCCAAGATCTATCCCCATGGATTTTTCATATCCCTCATAAAGAGATTTCAAAGGGTCATTTACAAATCCAGCGAATCTATCCCTAACAGATTCAGCATAATCCCTAATTGGCCTTGTTATTTCTCTATACCGCTTAATCCTTGACTTCAAAGGCGAGTGTCCATGGTCCATTTCTTCGGCCATTATCCGCCTTTTTAACTCTTGAATTGCCAGCTCTTGATCTGTAGCCATGACATTACCTTTGCTGAGTAGCTGTTCTTATTAGCTCATCATTATCCATGCCCTGTATCCTTTGCGCCTGGGCTTCCGCGCGCTTCTGTGCCGCGTCGATCCGCTTGTTCAGGGTATCGGCCTGCTTGTTTGCAACCTCAGCGCCTGCTTTAGTAGCGGCGACCTGGGTATCCATACGCTTGGTCTGTGCATTGAATCGATCAATTTCAGTCTGGGCGGCATCGTCCCTTGCATCTGTTTGCGCCTTAAACGCTTCGCGCTCTTCCCTCATCAATGCAGCCTGGCCTTTCTTATCTTCAGCCAAAGCCAGCACCATCTCAGCTGACGGCTCTTGCCCTTGCTGTGCCTGCTGTGCCATGAATTGCTGGTCTTCCTCGGTCTCTGGCTCTCTTAAGCCAAGCAGCATCAACTGACGGTTGGCATACTCCCGGATATCATCCAGATCTACGCCACGCATGAGCTTAAACATTTTCAGCCTAATAATGTTGGACATTGGGTCTTGTGGCGGCATGCCCTGGAGCATTAGGCCCATCTGGTCAAGGGTCTGGTCAATCTGGGTATTGTAGCTTGGCCCAATGTCGGCCCAGACATCGAAAGACGCTGCTGTCAGATCGTATTTAGTCAGGAATTCGCCGGTATTCTCATCAATCGATGGTGCCATCAGGTCAACATATTCGGTCTGATCGTCTTTCTTTGTGACCATTTCCCGGCGCTGTGAATCCATGACCCGACCGGACATCGAAGCAAAGACCTGTCCATCCCGGCGCAGGGCCATCTTAAAATTCTGCTGGTAGATGACTGACTGCTCATCCAATCGCCGCTGAATCGCCTGCACGGCCTTACCGGACAGGTTGACATCATCCATCTCAGCATTGGTGCCTGGGTTGGCCACATCTTCAACAGCTTCGCGGCTCAAGTTGATAGAAGCAATCAGAGACTGTGGAACCTTCTGTTCTGGCAACTCACCGACAGAAAGCGGTAATTCATTCCCGTTACTGTCAAGCCGACGGACCTTGTAGTACGGGTAATTTCCATCAGATCCCTTTTCATACAGGTATTCATACCCATCGATCTGTTCATCATAGAAAACCGGCTTATTCCTGGGCGACTCGCTGACAATCGACGCCAGGTAGGACATTTGGAAGTTGCGGAGCCGTTGCGGGTCTTTCGCCAACTTAACCACGCCTTCGTAAATCTCGACACCCTCGACAAAGATCCGCTCGCCATACATCGGAACAATCGGGATATATTCACAAGGGATATCATAGGTCTTTAGAATGCCCTCACCAGATACGATGTACTTGGTCACTTTTGGCCGCTCGACCTCCTTCTCGGAAACAACCTCATAGCCATTGTCAATCAAGTCATCCATCTGTGCTTTGAACTCTTGCTCCATCATACGGGATTCTGCGCCCATGAAATCCTTAAGGAAGATCAGTTTTTCCTTTTTAATTTCAAGGTGATAGAAGCTCGACACGTAGAATTTACGGTCATCACTCAGCCACAGAAATGTGTAGGAGTGCTCCGGGTAGCTGAATGACTGCGGGTTGACATCATCAACCTCCTGACCGGTAAGCTCGAAAACCAGGTCTTTATATCCATCCTCAGAATAGGCGACCAGCGAAGAGCAGTATTTTGCATCTGATTTATCGATCAGCTTTGCGTTAGGATCCCAGAATAACTGATTGTTTGCTTCGAACAGTGGACGGCGGTTGATTACCTGCTTCCGGTCGCCGTTTCGATTCGACTTGTATTCTGTAAACAGCTCCCATGCGCCCATGCCGGATACAACTGATTCCAGCTTGGCATTATCGTATGATTCAATCGAGATATTCTTGCGGGAGCTGGTGCGATACAGACCATCCATAAGCTCGGCGTCATCGTCGCTGGTTTCGTCATCCGGCTTGAAATCAATCTGGATCTCATTGCCGCGAAGATCTCCCATGATTTGGCGAATGGATTTCCTCAAGATGTCAAATTCACCCCGGTAATCCAGATCGGATTCCTGAAGGATGTCATCATCCCATTGAGTGACGGCGTAGAATACAAGGTCATTGGCGGCACGCTCCCTCACCTCCTGACCATGGACATAGGCTTTATCGTGTAGCTTTAGGATCTCTTCATGTTTCAGCATAGGTTATCGCCTTCCCATCGGTCGGGATTTTTTGGGTCTATGTTCGTGCCTTTTCGCCATGTTCGGCGGTCTCATCAGCTGCATAACCGAGTCTGCCAGGTTCGGGCTTGGAAACTTGAACTTCTCTCTCATTTCTTTCTTTGTGTACAGCTCAATGAATCCATTTGGGTTCGGTTTAATAGGCAAACGGCACAATTCCGCCCTTAATTTATTGATTATAGCTATTTCAGAGGAAATACTTAACATTTCATCTGGGTTTGTGTAAATGCTCTGAGTCACTGCAACGAATGTATTGTAAATGCGATCTCTCAAAACGCCGTAATACTGCGCCCTTTTGTTCCTAAACACATCTTTGTTCTTCTTTGGCTTCTGAATTTCCTTCTTCATGGCTGGCTGGTAAATAGCCTCTGGGAAGTCTGGCGACTCCGAGCCCTTGAACATGGATAGATTCACATGCTTACCCTCAAACGCCTCGCTAAGCTGTCTGGCAAGGCCCACGCCCATCCCATCACAATCCCATGTGAATTCATCAACATCAGACTGGATGGCAATCCCGGACGCCCAATCGCCGCCCTCATTGACATCACCTGACTCATTCTCCTGCACATCGACCAAAACGGAGCCATGGCGCTCAGCATAACCCTTGGAGTCGTTGCCCATGTCGGAAGGATCATGAGAAGCCATCCTTGCGCCCTTTGCCTGGAATCCCAACTTCAGATGAGCATCAATGCAGGCATCAAACCATTCCCGCTTGATCAGCGGATTCTCAGCTTCTTCCAGCACTTCCCCAAGCCAAACATGATCATAGTATGCTCGAGGCATATTCTCGAGATCCCATAGCCTCTCCTCCTCGAGAGTTTCCGGGAACCAAGGATTGTCATAGTAATTCATGCAGATAATCAAATGAAGGTCATCCTCGTAATACCCTTCCTTCTGCAACTTATCCCAGAATGGGGTTATGAACCGCTTGTAAACCGGATCTTCGGATGATTCTGGGTTGAGCGAGAACCATAATTCACTGCCAGCAAGGCGAATGGTAGGGGTTAGTTTCTTCAGTGAGACATCACTTGCGGACTGTGCTTCCTCGAACCATGAGTACTTGAATCCCTCCATGGATTTAACAGCATCAGGGTTCCTGGACATGCCACGATAGAGGAAAGCGTCATCACCATTTAGCCTGATGGCGGAATCCAAGACATCAAAGCCAGGATAGCCCTGAGACTTAATGACTCCGGAGAGCATGGCATGCACCGAATCACGGATAGAGTTCTGGATCTCCCTAAGACAGAGCGTTTTTTCCCCGTAATCCTTCGCCTTTGCGCTGGCGATCTCCCCGAATCCCCTGGACTTGCCCGCGCCTCGACCACCATAGACAACCTTGAACCGCTTTGGCTTCAAGAGAAACGGCTCAAGCTTTTCCGGGATCTTTACAATTGGGGGTTT